TTTGATTCCGGAGTTTGGTTTGCTCTTGAATAATCAGATCTTTCTTTTTAATGATAGGCTTTTTCCCTTTCTTACCGTGTTTCTTATACGACGGTTTCGTTTGTTTAGGTAAGGAATCTTCAATCATATGTTTGACATTGTTTACGTTGTGAGTTAAATCACGAATAAAGACAGCAAATTGATTCTTGTCAGTTTGTTGCCACGAAAGAGTTTGGGGAAGAGTGCTCATGATATCTAGTGTAATACGAATAGATTATGTTTAAATCAAATTTAAAAATACCGTAAAAAGGCGATACCTAGGGCGGCCAAGACGGTAGAACGATTAAATTCCGTTGAGGAGGTTTCTTCAGATACCAACGATGAAAATGGATTGGATACCGTAATTTCATTCGGTTGGGGTTGAAATACTCTTCGGTATAAATCTTGTATAATGAGAGTTTTATTGGATACGGCTCCACATTGATTGATTTCTATTTCGGAGGAAATTTCAATAATTTGACGAAGAACCCGAGGAATCAATCCTCCCAAACTATCTATAATTTGAATCATCTTATCGCGTTTTACGGTGTTTGTATTGCTGATATCACCTATGTTAAAATTATATCCAATCACACCCATCAAAATATTCACAATAACATACATTTGTTCCGTTAATCCCATATTACACAGTTGAGAATCAATCAATACATTGCTTTGAATACAATTTACGATATTGGGTTTCATTGACGGAACCGTTATCATTTCTAATTTTCGTTTGATAAATTGAATGTGCTCGTCTTCTAGCAACGTGATGTCACCCGCTACCTGAGCCGCATAAATACCATCAATGATATCTTGGTCTTGTTGGTCATCATATTCATTTAATAGATTATTCATACACGTTTCAAATCCAGGATTTGGAGGCAATAGCTCAGAGCCAAAGGTAGGTAAGGTAGCGGGGTCGGCATCTTGTATTTCGCGAACACGACTATTTCTCCAATCAGTGTATTCATCTAAAATAATGTGATCCGGACCAAAGGTGCCCTCTTCAGAACACTGAAACCCCGAGGGAACCTCAATACCTTCCGGTAAATCGGTTGTGGTGCATGGCACGATAGAGCCTCTTGAATCCGAGATAGCTTGTTTGAATTGGTCTAAGGACCCGTCGTATTCTGAACGATTGTATATATCACTCAAATCGCTTTGACTCAGTAAATAACGATCATCAAACCATTTTTGATATAAATCTACATTCATTACATTAACTCCCGCATCGGTAGCCACCGCCACCGAAGTCCAATCGGGTGAATCACCACTCTGAGTCGTTCCACTGACATCCATCTCATATTGGGGTGGAAACCACTCTACCACATCGGAAGAACACATCTGACGAAGATTGTCTAGAGCGGGTCGGGGTTCCGGCATCTCCATTGATTCATAGTCTTCTTGGGTGGCGGGTAGCTCTGTTGGACACGCCTGACATCCCCAACCCGGAGACCCATCGTCGGGATTGCCCTCTCTCCAAATCGGACTTGTCACATAATACCCCGGACCGCAGACATTGTGAGATTTAGTCAATCCAAAAAAGTCCTCTTCGGATAACCCTTCTCCACTCGTCTCGGCTGTATCATTGTAATACTCAATCATAGATTCTCTAACATCCGAATCTATGTCATCTGTCAAAATTTCAGATAATTCATAGGATTCATCAAATTCCGGTATATCCCCCATATTACCTTATCGTATATTTTTTTTCACTAATTTAAATATACCTACTAGTAATATGAGTCACTACAAAGGCGGTGAATTACTTGGAAAAGGGTCGTATGGATGCGTATTTTCTCCTTCCATTCCCTGTAACTCTAGTAGGAAACCCGATCCAAAGCAAGTATCCAAAGTATTCTTTCATTCTAAAAGTAAAGAAAAAATCAAACAAGAATATGCTATGAATCAATTGATACGTAAGATAACTGGTCATGAACGATGGGCAGTCACAATGGAAACTCGGTGTAAGCCACCCCCCTACCAAACGATGTTTGACTATGATCCCTCAATTCTAGTTTGCTTAGAGAATGCTAAGAAAACAAGTGAAGAATTTGATAAGACTCGCAGTATGTTGATTGGTGATAAAAGTGAAACGACTCTTTATTCCTATTTTATCAAACATTATACTTATCAAGTGATAAGCCAACCCAAGGTATTCACTCGTATGTTTGTAGAGACTATGAAATTGTTTGATTCTTTATTTGTGGGATTATGTGCGCTACACCAATCTAAGATATGTCATTTAGATATTAAAGATGATAATATAGTCCTAGATAAGGGTTCTTTGAAATATATTGATTTTGGATTGGCGGGTCAAATTCAGAATCAATCCGTATTCAAGCAACGAAGTGAGTATGTATTTCAAACAAACTCGGTTTATGTAGCCTATCCCTTGGAGTTTATCTTTTTATTTGCGTCTAAGTCAAAGCTACACGATGAATTACAACGAATTCATCAAGGAAATTTACGAAATTATTTTATGGAATATCAATACATTCATGAATTTATCTTGGGGCGACCGGACCCATCCAAGTATCCAGTTTCCTTACTTCAAACCATGATATCTCAAAAACCACCTTACCGAGAGGTAATTCGTAAAATAGACACCTATTCGCTTGGAATGTTACTACCCTCCTTATTACACAAGGTAGGCGTTGAATATGATATGTATGAAACTGTATTACGATTGATTCAATTACCCAAAGTGAAACCCTTTATGAAATTATTCAAATTGATGACGGACCCCGATTGTAAGTCACGAATCTCACCGAAACAAGCCCGAGAACTCTACCTAAAATTGAAATCGCGCTATTTACAGAGAAAACAAAAGAAAACTCGTAGGGACCGTAAGAAGCGCACAACCAAAAAGAAGCACACAACCAAAAAGAGATCAAAACGGTAATCCACCCATCGTATGAACATCCACCGATTCACCCATCCCCTCACATTGAACCCGTCCATCATACGGAGATTTCAATATTTCAAATTGCGAATCATTATGTATTACCAAGACTTGAATTTGGCGATATTTATTATCTCCACACATATCATGCTTTCCAAACGCCCGACTCATACCCACGTCAATTCTCCATAATCTATCATTGTATCTAGAATTCAAATAACGATCATTCATAAATTGAGGCGTGTGAGCCACTACGATTCCACCAATCGGTTGAATGGTTTCATTTCTACGATTCAAGATGTGTAATAATTGATTGAATCCTTGTTCTGTATTTTCATCTTCCCCGTCCTCTTCTGAGTATAACCTACACCAAAAGGGAGAAATATCATCGTCACTTCTAAAGATTTCATCAAAGACTTCATCGTCCTGTGCGGTGCCTTGCTTAAGCAACCATTTCCGAACAATTTCATTGAGTTGATGGATTGTATATTTACTCGCTAAGGCGTGACCTATACCTCCGTGAACAAACACAAATTTACCCACCTGAATAACTGATTTCTTTTGATAGGCATAGTGTTTGGCTATATTACCACCACGTTCAAACGATTTTAACCTATGATAATACCCCATAGGATATCCATCCTCAGTATATTTCTGCCCTCGCTGATTCTGAGGAACAAATTCCAAAAATTCTTCCGGAGACACATACCGATAATCTTTATCCACATTCATCAATTCATGATTCCCCAGTAATCCCAAGACCCTGCCACCACTTTTCCGAGCCTCCACATCTAAATTTTGAAAGATCTTAATAATCCTCATATTACTTCCTTCATCTTCAACCACATCAGACCAATCCTCAATACAATTTTTCTTCCAATTATCGGGCCGACACCGATCAATTTGATCTCCACATTGCACGACCCAGGTATCGCCTCCCGTCCATCGGATCTTATCTACGTTATAGGGGAAGATGTCTCTAGGTATCACTTTGGCTAATCGTAATGCTTGTAGCGTCACTTTCAAATCACCGTGTAAATCACCTATCGCTACTAACCTACGCACCGAAGGATACATACCTAAGTGATCATATTGCTTCATATTCGGATTTTCTTTCATTTGTTTGATTTCTTGTTGTCCTTGGATGATTTGAGTTCGGGCGTCATGATTCTCTTTGGCTCTCTCTATTTCCGAAGGAGTGATTGGATGACTCATTCTACGATCTCGGTTGTATTGTTCGGAGGATTGAGGAGGTCCTCCTCGCTGTTTTTGAAGTATATTCGGTTGAGATTTACGTCGTCCTTTGTATTTTTTCATGGTAAATTGAATAAATGATTTTACTTCCACTAAGATTTGATCCTTAGTCATAGTGGGAAGGTTCGTTGGAGACACTATTTTGTATTTATGACATAATTCATGTAATTGAGGCATCGTTAATTTGGAGAGGTCTTTCCCATTCAATACTAGAGATTGACTCATTTGATTGAAGATAGATAAATGGATTATATTTTAAACTTGTTTTTTATATCTATGACATACATATGGAACTCTGGGCTCAATATGCGATTATTGCGGCTGTCTTTATTTCTGTGAAAAATATGATAGGAAAACACTTATCATCAAAATATCAATATGTTGATTATCTTGTGTATGCGATCTCCTTTTCCTTTATCGGTATTTGGAGTTATGTGGTGGCTTCCGGACATCAACCCGCATCCATAGAAAAACAAGATTTATTAATTATATTATTACGTATTGGTATTGTGTATTTGTTGATTGATCCCGCGATTTATAGAGCCTTTCAAACGTGTGGTAACAATCCAGGGAAACCGATGTGTATTGTCAATATGGAGGTTATCTTAACCTTTATTTTAAGTGTCATTTTCCTCAATGCCAAAATAGAGTCTAAGGTTATTACAGGAATGATCTTAATGCTCACGGGAGGCTATCTCATCGCTTATCGCTAAGGTAAATTTGATTCTTATTTAAACAACTCTTACTAACTTACTACTATCTATCATCATGTCTTCTTTGAAATTTATGCTCGCAAAAGATTACATTCAAGGAAAACATGATGTCACAGGCTGGTATATGTCTGAAAAGTTTGATGGCTATCGTGCGTGTTACTGTCCTAAAGACAAACACTTCTATTCACGACAAAACAAACCCTTTAATGCTCCCGAATGGTTCTTACAAGCGATGCCTCCGCGATTGATGGATGGAGAATTGTGGATTGGACGGAATCGCTTTCAAGAGATGGGGGCCGTGAGAAAAAAGATTCCGTTGGATGAAGAATGGCTCAATATCACCTTTCAAGTGTATGATATGCCAGAACATCCTGGACCCTTTTCAGACAGAATCAAAGAACTCTCTAAAATGGTGAAGTTGGCCCAAGCCAAGTGGAACCGAAAACGAACTGAGTTTGAGTATCCCTTTAATAAATTAGACTGTCCGTTGGTCCTAGCCAAACAAATCCCACTTCAAAGTCTAGACCATCTGGATAAGGTGTATAAAGAGGTTCTACAACAAGAAGGAGAAGGAGTTATGTTAAAAGACCCTACGTCTTCCTATGAAGGGAAACGGTCTAGCCTCCTACTGAAATACAAACCGAATTTTGATGAAGAAGCGATTATCATTGATTATAAGCCAGGACAAGGTAAATACACAGGGATGTTAGGTGGATTTATTTGTAAGCCTCTAATTAATCACGATACCTATTCTTCTATTGATGAAGACGAAGATCATATCTTTGCTATCTCTGGTATGGACGATGCTGTCAGACAAAGCTACAAAGACACACATCCCATAGGAACTATCATTTCTTATGAACACTCCGGTAAAACCAACAAAGGCAAACCGAGATTTGGACGATATACGCGTATCAGAACCGATGTCAAGATTCAACAACACATCCCTGAAGATACCGATATAGTGAAACAACGTATTGTCACTTGTTTGAAGGCGTTGGGTGATCACTGTAGGAGAAATGGAGAAGGATTCAAAGCCAGTGCCTATTACAAAGCCATTCAAGGGATTCAAACTCTAGATACCTTAACTGAATCATCGGTTCGGTCGGTCAAAGGTATTGGAAGCAGTTTGTCTCAAAAGATTATGGAGATTGTTCATACGGGATCTTGCTCTGCCTATGACAAAATTCAAAGTATCGTTGATTACAAGAAAGATCTATTGAATATTTCGGGTGTCGGTCCTAAGAAAGCCGGTGAGTTGGTCAAGATGGGTATCACTACCATTGATTCTCTACGAAACCATCCCGAAGTGACCACTCTATTAAATGAGAAACAATTGATCGGATTGAAATATTATGAAGATATCTTGGAACGTATTCCTCAACAGGAAATAGACGGTCATAAAGAGTTCTTGGAGACTGTCTTACATAAACTAGATCCACAAGCCGAGATGACTATCGCCGGATCTTATCGGAGACGAGCCAAAGACAGTGGGGATATTGACATCTTACTCAAAGGAACACCCGCACTCTATAAACGATTCATAGATGTCTTACAAAAGAAGGGGTATTTGTATGAAACCTTGGCGAAAGGAGCTAAGAAATATTTTGGAATGGGTAAATTATCAAATTGTCTCACCTTTCGTAGAATTGATATTATGGTAACCAAACCTCAAGAATATCCTTTTGCGATCTTGTATTTCACCGGTTCCAAAGAATTCAACACCTTGATGAGACAACACGCCTTGGATCGTGGATTGTCTATGAATGAATATTCTCTGAAAGATGTAGAGACTAAAGAACCCGTTGATCACGTGTTTCAAACGGAACGTGATATCTTTGATTACTTGGAGTATACGTATGTAGATCCTTGGAAACGATAGGTTAGTGTATTGTAGTAGTGTATTGTAGTAGTGATTAGGTTATTTTTTGTTTTATTTATCTATCTTTGAGTATAATGGGACAAACACACAGTCAACAGATGTCGCCGGATGAAATGTATTCTATGTATATCCAACAACAACAAAACTTAATTATCCAACAACAACAACAGATCAATGATTTATATCATATGAACTTAGAACAGAGCCATCAGCAAACTCAGCCAACTCAACCAACTCCGCCCAATATAGCCTTTCAACAACCCCAACCAGACCCGTCGTTACGTAGGCTTCCCTCAACGAAATTAGACCCCTATAAAATCTTAGGTATTCCGAAACAATTTGATGAAACTATGTTAAAGAAAGCCTATCTTAAAAAAGCGATGAAGGTTCATCCGGATCGAGGTGGTTCTAAGGATGAATTTCAAAAAGTATCCATCGCGTATACCGTCTTAAAAAAGAAATTGAAAGAAAGAGGTGAAACTCACACTCATACCGAATTGAGAAGTAATGCTCGTTCTTTCTTGGAATCTCAACCCACTCATCAGATTTCTACAGGGGATAATTTTGATGTTAAAGTGTTTAATAAAATATATGATGAAAATCGGATAGATGATGCCTACGATAGTGGGTATGGTGACTGGATGCAACAAACTGCGTCAGAAGGAGCTCAGTCTAAGATGTTTCAGGGTGAATTTAACAAAGATATGTTTAATCATGAATTTGAAAAATACAAACAAGAACAACAACAAAAGATGGGGAGTCAGATGGTTCAGTATCAAGAGCCTCAATCTAGGTTATCTATGAAAAATCAAGATTCACTCGTAACCTTAGGTCAGGGAAAAGTGAGTAATTTCAGCGGTGAAACCAATGGTCTTGGATTCACCGATTACAAAGCGGCATTTACCATTGATTCCACGTTGATTGATCCCCGAAGCGTCAATCTTCAAGGAAGATCCAAGAGTATCGGAGGTATCAAACAAGAGAGATCGAATATATCGTATGAATTATCGTCGGAAGACCAACAGAGACTTGCCTATCAAGAGGCACTTCAAAAAAAAGAGGAGCGAGCTAGACTACAACGACTCCAAGTATATGATCAAAAAGGAGAAGATATGTATAATCGGATTCATCAAATGTTATTACGATAACTTACAATCCCTCTAAGCTGGCTGGCTTGGCCACAGCACCTCCGCGACTCGCCACATAATCTCTCTGGTCCTGAGTCGTGCAGACACAGCCCGTGGAGGTTGAGAATGTGCTTGGACAGCAGTTGGGTGAAGCCCTATTGTTGGCTAACATAAACATCTTTTTAGGCGAGCCGTCTTTGCCATCCACCGTAGGGCCCGTGAGAGCCGAGTTGTCGGTGAAGGCGGGCTTAGTTGGACCCTGGCTACTTAAAAAGGTAAACAGAGCATCATTTGGAACCAGAGCCGTTTCATCGGGTGATTTCATCCAGTGTTGGCGATTACCCGTTTGAAGACAAAGACCATCGTAAGCACCCATCACGTCGGGAACTTGTCTCACAATACCCGGAGAATTTTCAAATCCCTCTTTTCTAACTCGTCTCTTTCTGGTAGGCTTGTTTTGGAAGCCTTCTTGAGGCGTCTCTCTAGGTTGTCCACAACCCATACCTTCCCGTAAAGAGCCTTTTTGTAAATAACAAATAGCCATACACGTGGCCACCGTCAATACAATCATCGTGATGTATTCATTATCCTTAACTTGAGTTAACAACACATAGGCATATAAACCCAGAATTACCAAATGCATATTCTTAGACAAAGGAGCCACCAACTGATTGAAAGAATTCATCAAGTTCATTATATATAGTTTAATATATTATTTTTTGTAAAATAATGTTGATGTCTACCTTGGTTCGGATGCTTGGATTTACCCTTGTATTTACGATTGTATTTTCTGTATTTGTAGAAGTGTATGTTGGTTCTATTTCTATACGAGTCAACTCCGACAATCAACCCACCTTTCAACTTCAAGGATTGCTTCATTTTCTAAGTCATCCACTTCACAACTCATTTTTGTGGAATCCGGAACTCTGGATTGTAAATTATCCGTTAATGTTATCTTTTTTTCTACTTATAAATTTGATTTATAGTAAGAATGATCAAAGGTATACCGATGGACCTACTCAAAGAACTACTCCAAATTCAACACGAATTGACTCTTCCCAAGATTTCTACAACAATCTTTCCCAACGATGAATTTGAACAATCGGCTTACGTCACCAAATACAATAAACGAAATTATTGCTTGGTAACGGTTCGCAACTCATCTATGAAATATAATTTAGATCGCGTTCAAGTAAATGACTTAATATCTACACTAACACGTGATCACAACCCTTCATCCAGTGGATAAATCGTGATAAACAGAAATGGTTAATTCGGCTACTATGTAAGAAATGAAATGATAAGAGTCAATACCCGAATTAGAAATGTGTATTGTAAGATGATTACACACCTTTGAAATGACAGATTGATATGAAGCGCAGGGCTATTTTTTTGGCTAAGTTATCTGCTACTGTAATTGTTGAAATTATACACAATCAAGTATAATATAAGATATCTTTTCTCGGATCTAATTCATGAAATTAGACTCAGTTTAAATTATGTTGCGTAATACTATACTATGGATCAATATGCAAGTGTGACTCCCGTTCCCCCTAAATTCACTATGACAAATCCCGTTCAATCTAAGAATGTAGCTAAACAAGATTCTTCGTGCCAACCATCGTTCTCTTACTTCCCCCAAGGCTCAGACCCTCAGGTGTATTGGGGTTCTGAAAAACCTCAGATGGAAACGTGCTCCCCCAAGTTTAAGCCTCATCAAGGAACACCGAATCACGCTATCTGGAATAATTCTACTCGTCGTAAAACGATCGTCAGTAAATTTTAAGTTTAAAGATATTATCTATACTTTTTATAAATGAAAACACGTAATATATTTCAAGACCAACTACACGCAACAAATCTAGTTTGTCAACATATGTCCTGCACCAATGTCAATTCCAAAGCAAAAGAGTTTGTGGAATGTGAATCCGAACCTATCAGTGATCTCAAGTATTGTTATTCTCAATTGTATTATCTGGGAACGCCGTCCTTTACAGTCACAACCCCAGTCATGTTGGCTCCGTTTGGTATCACACAATACAAAGGAGGAGGACTCTCCAAACCCAATAAATTTAGTCTTTGCTTACAATTTACCGATTATAAAACAGACCCAGATATGAAGCGCTTTTATCAATTTATCCAAGAATGTGAATATCGTCAAATGGAATTACTTGGATTAACCGACCAAGAATCGCCGTTGTATATCAGTCAAATTAAACAGGATCCTAAGAAACAATATGATCCTAATTTAGATACTCGAGTTCCCTTTTCTTACAATCAATTTCAATGTGATATTTATGCTGATAACTACGATGGAGTTTGTATATTAGATGTTAAGAGGTTTAGTAAAGTTCAATGTGATATTTACCTAGATAAGATATGGAAATACAATGATATGTATGTATCTAAGTGGAAAGTGAATATGATTCATTTATTGTAAAGTGCGTTACTCCAATTAATATATTCTTGATACAATAAGTATACGAATGAGTCAAGTTACTCTCTATACCAATCTATCCTTAGATGATATTTCTTATACGAAGCCTGTTAATCAGAATAATTTGTATTTTGGATCTATGTCCTATCAATCAAACCCTCTGTTGATTCAGAGTGCGAAACTTCAGTTCAAGTGTATTCAAGAAGACCCATCCAAACAAAAATATCTACTTGCGACTGTTGATCCTAAGGATTTTTCCTTTTATGATTCCTTATTACAATTAGATGATCATAATCTATCGGAAACATATAAGAATAGTAAAGAATGGTTCCAAAAAGATCTGCCTATGGATATTTTAGAATCTATGTATCGTAGAATCACCCAACCCTTCACCAAGGGAACGATTCCTGAAATTAAACTCAAGGTTCCCTTTTACAAAGAAAAGCTTCAAAGTAAAGTGTATAATTCGGACAATGAACTCATGAATTATCAAGATATCAAACCAGGCGATACGTTGTTGTGTATTGTTCAAGTGAAAGGATTGAAGTTTTTGAAACAAGAATATTATTGTGATATGTGTATTCAACAAATTAAAGTTTGTGCTTCGCCGAAGATAGCTACGGATCGTTGTTTGATTGTAGATGAAGAGGAAACCCCTTCGCCGGAATTTGATTATGAAATTTTGGATGAAGAAGTTATTGAACGCCAAAAACAAATTCTACAATTACAATCTCAAATTGAAGAATCCGAATCAAATCTAACTCAACAACAATCCCATGTAGATTCCCTTAAAACCCAATTGAAGAATCTAGCATAAAGTTTCGTATATTTTTTTTATTAGCTAATATATAAAATGGTAATGACTTGCGAAACATTATTTAAGGTGTTTGTATATGTTGTGGCGGCCGTGGTTGCTCTTAAAATCATTCAAGACAATTGTGATATTGGTTTAGGACCTTTATTTGAAGGATTTGCTGATGGAGGTGTTATGGCTTCGGAGGGTGTGACTAAGGATGCGGGTCCGATGTCGGTTCAGGGTCTGAGCCGAACTCCCTCAACCTGCTACCCTCAGCCAACTCTCCAGGCCAAAGATCTACTCCCCACCGAAGACAGTGCTGCCATTGATCAGTTTAATCAAGTGAGCCCTAAGGGTGAGGGAATTTTGGAAGGTGTTCGTCTTTTGGACGCGGGTTTCCACGTCGGTGTCAATACCGTGGGTCAGAGTCTTCGCAATGCCAATCGCCAGGTCCGCTCGGAACCACCGAATCCTCAGGTGAACGTGAGCCCGTGGCTCAACACTTCCATTGGCCCGGACCTCATGAGACGTCCTCTGGAAGATGGTGAGGGCTGTGCGGCGGCACCGACCGCAGGACCACCGGGAGCGACCCCAGGTGCTCCGGCCCCTGCTTAAATGATTTAAACACAAAGGGTAATAGTAATGTATATAACCATGCAATCCCAAAAATTCAAAGCAGACCCCTATAATCCATCCAATCATTTACTTTCTATTCAAAATGTTCTTGATATCCTCAAACGAGTTGATATCAATGACTACCAACCCAAGAACCTAGCTTTGTATCAGAAATCTATGGTTCATAAATCCTATAATTTTTTAGAGGATTACCACGAATATACCCAACCCCCCAAGTGCTTACCTCTCCAACCTCAATCCTATGAAACCTTGGAGTTTTTAGGTGATTCATTATTGGGTTGTATGACCGCTGAATATCTCTATATACGGTTTGAAGGTGAGGACGAAGGCTTTATGACCAAGATAAAAACCCGTATCGTAAATGGAGAACAATTGTGTTATCTGGCAACTCGGTTGGGAATGAATCCTCATTTGATTATTTCCAAACATATTGAAGAGAATTGTTCCGGTAGAGAGAATCAACATATCTTAGAAGATGTATTAGAAGCCTTTATCGGGGCTTTGTATTTAGATAGTCACGATTATCGTTTGATTCAACGATTCGTCATAAATTTAATTGAAGGTTATTTGGATTTACCTGAAATCATATTACACGATACAAATTATAAAGATCAAATCTTACGATATTTTCAACATAATTTTAAGGTTTATCCTACCTATCAACATCTAGATATGTCTGATACTGATACTGAATTCAAATGTGAAATTTTAAAAGAGGGGGTTGTGATTTGTGAGGGTTCGGGTAAAACCAAGAAAAAAGCCGAACAAAATGCGTCTTACAATGCACTGGTTTCATTTAACGTCTTGAGCTAAGCTTCTTACGTTGTTTGTTACGTTGTTTCTTACTCTGTTTCTTACTCTGTTTCTTAGACCGCTTCTTGGTTCTTTGTGTAGTCTTACGTTTAGTGGTTCGTCTACGTCTTTGTCGTGTCCTTCTACGAGAGCGGTAGCCTCCTTTAGTCTTAGACTGTGCATGTATAGCCTTCAATTTTTTTAATTCAGTTGTTAATAACTGTAATTTAAGTTTTTTGTCTATATCTTCAGGATAAAGTTCAACTTGATCACCCCCAGCTTCAATAGATTTCATAGCCCTACTTCTGTATTGTTCATACTTACTCTTATCAAATGCAGGCTTTTTCGCCTCTTCTCCTGCAAGTTTTACATACTTTTGTATTGATTGTAATATATCTGAAAACCTCTTTTCTCTCTCCGCTTTTTGGGTTTCCTCTGATATTTCTTGTTGAAAAGCTCCTAGTAAACCACTTGCGGATGATGCTGCGTAAGGATTAACTTGCTGTGTTTCCATTGAATTTTCCATTGGATTTACCTTTCTATCAATTATTAATTCGTCCAAATAGGCCCTAACTAACGCATCTGACTGTGCAGGATTAACCGAAGGGACTAATTTCTTCAGACCACTTTCCAATACGTTGCTTAGTTCTTTTTCTTTGCCTTCCACCTCCCCTATACCCGTATCTATTTTTTTCTCCAACCCTTTTGGATTAGCCCCCTCAACTGCTTTCAAACCCTCACGCAATTGTTGTAAGCCTCTTTCCCTAAGTGTAGGTTCCTGAGATTCAGATTTTGGTTGAGTTGACGTAGGCAGTAGTTTTCTCAATGAGCCCGTAACCCCCCGTTGACGCCCCGTTTCTTTAAGTTGTTCAAGAAGACTCATATTTTTTGATATAGATGCCTTTAGTATTTCTCGTTCACGTATATTCTTAGGGTTTCTTAATTGTTCTATCAATGCTGGAATAGTTAATTCTTCTAACTCCTTTATTGTTGGTGGGGATAATTGAGGAGAATATTTTTTGTTAATCTCTACCATAGCCGTCCTTACGAGTGTTTTCGATTTTTCAGGAATATTCTTATCGTCATAAAACTTTTGTAATACGGGAAGTAATTTAATATATAATTTAGGTGAGTTATTATCAGCTAAACTTAGTATTGCTTCCTTGATAGCTTCACCTCTTTCAACAGATTCAACCTTTTCCGGTGAAGCTTCCATTTGGTATAGTTTAGTCTAGATATTATTTCGCTCAAACTCAAATTAATAAATCTAACTAATAGGTATATGGACGATACACCGAAACCGAAACAGCGTAAGT